GTGAGCACATTTCTGAATGCCGACGACATTGCGCATCTGACCGGGCGTAAAGCAAGTGCCAAACAGATCGAAGCGCTGCGCACAATGCGCATCCCGTTTTGGGTGAACGGTGTTGGGAAGCCAGTCGTCACCATCGCTGCCGTCGAAGGGCGCAAGGACGATTCCCCCGGTACGGAATGCTTGGCCCCCAAGAAAAGACGTGGTAGACGAAACACACGCAATCTGAACATGCCGCCGTTCATGCATCCTCGCGTGCAGCGCAGCGGCAAAATCTACTACTACATGTACACCAGAGACAAGCCGCGCAAGGAAATTGCATTAGGTGGAGATCTGCTTCTGGCGCTAGAAAAATACGCCCAGGTCTACGCGACCGCCGCTCCCGTGGCCGGAGCGATGTTTAGGGACGTTGCACAGCGATATCTGGTCGACTCTCTGCCAAAACTCGCGGCTAGCTCAGCAAGGATGTACCAATCAGATGTAAAACACTTGCACGAAGTATTTTGCGATATGCAACTCACAGCAATTAAGCCAATGCATATCAGGCAATTTCTTGATCGACACGCGGACAAGCCCACAACTGCGAACCGCTGCAAGCGTGTTTTCTCGACGATGTGGAACCAGGCGCGGGGGTGGGGCTATACGGACCTGCCAAACCCGTGTGAGGGTATCAAGGGGCATTCGCTTGACAAGCGCGCCGTCTACATTACGGATGCCGTCTACAGCGCTGTGTACGCGTGCGCCAGCGCCCCGCTGCAAGACGCGATGGACTTAGCTTACCTGACCGGTCAGCGCCCCGCCGACACCCTGCGCATGACGTCGCACGACATCATCGACGGGCACCTGAGCGTTACCCAAGAGAAAACGAAGCAGCCGCTTCGGATCGTCATCACCGGCCGGCTGGCGGAATTGGTCAAGCGCATAGAGGCGCGCAAGGCCACGCACAATGTCGTCACGGCCGCACTGCTGGTGAACGCGCACGGCAAGCGGCTGACGGCGCCGGTGCTGCGCAACCACTTCGGCCAAGCGCGCGAGGCTGCGGCCAATGCATCCCCTGCCCTCGCCGCTGATATTCTGGCGTTTTGGTTCTACGACCTGCGCGCCAAGGCTGCGGACGACACCTCCGACGAGCGCGGCGAACAAGCGGCAAGTGACCTGCTGGGGCACGATAGCGTGAAAACCACACAGCGCCACTATTTGCGAAGGGGGAAAATTGTCTACCCCACTAAGTGATTTTATCAGCTCTCCTTTCCACTGCTCGGCTGCCCAGCGAGCTCATCGACCAGTGCCAGAACCACGTGCTACCTGGAAGCAAGGTGCGCAGGCACTACCTGCACCACGACTATGCCGATGAAAAGCGGGACGCATGGAAAAAGATTGGCGAACACATTGCGTCGATACTGAGTTAAGCGAAGGTCTTGCATCCGCCATCATGCCGGCAAAATTCCACGCAGCTTCCGGGTAGAAAATATTGCATTGATCGCAACCCGGATCACCTTGCGCTCGTCGTCAGTCAGCAGGCCGATATCTCGCTCGATTCCATCGGAAAATTCTCGCGTAGGGCCCGAAATTGATGGCACAGATGTGGCGCCGAAACGAAGCCAAGCAGGGTCAACGTCTAGCCATTCGGCCAGCGCAACTAGCTTGTCTTGCGTGGGAATCGCCTCTCCCATGAGCCATTTCCGCACTGCATGGCCCGTAACCGACAAATGCGGGAAGCGTGCATTGAATTCCTGGGCAATCGCTGTGGGACTCCGACTATACGACTTGTGTGCAATCGCAGTACGCAGGCGACGGCCGAATTCAGATCGGGAACATTCTGGGGTGGTGGGTTTTTCCATGATTTGATTGTCATCTTTTTGTTGTAAATATATTACGATCATATCGACGGATTTCGGTACCTACGGTGCTCCATCTAACTCAACTTGCCCGCCCTCGCCGGCTTTGCATAAGCCATGACCCAGTGGGCATAAATTAGACAATTTTCGACACAAACCGCACCACGATCATGCGGCGGCGCCAGCAGGTCAGTGGCATGCAAGCCGCTCAAACAGGGTCGTCCAAGCACATGACTGCGGTGCGATCACTCCCCCGCTATTCGTATTGAATTGACCACAAGCTTAACAAATAACTACTCATGTGGAAAAAAGCAGGTCGAACACTGTAACATCGGCGCTTTACTCACTAACACAAAGGAGACATCATGATTCGTAAACTAGCTGCACTTGCTGCCTTATTGTCGCCACTTTGCAGCGCGCACGCCGAGCAAAGCACTTGGTCATTCGCCTATACCGGCTTTGATGTCGCCACCATTAGCTGGGACGGCGAAACCACGAAGTGGAATCCCGCCGCTAACATCAAGGGCACGTTCAGCGGCACCGACAGCAATGGTGATGGCAAGCTAGTGTTTTCCGAACTGAGCTTGCTTCAGGTCGGCGGTTTTGACTATGTCGGCTGCTCATGGGGGACGTGTCGTTCAGACTATACCTTCAGCTACGCCCCGAATAGTCAGCTCGAGTTCAAAGTAAGCCGCTATAGCAACGATCCGGAGGGCTATGTTTTCTGGTCCACGGTGTACGAAAGCGGCACGAGTGCGGAGTTCATGCAATACGCCTTGGGCTCGCCCAGCGGGGCGCGCTATGCTTGGACGCCGCAGACGACCCTGTCGATCGCAGCAGCTGTTCCAGAGCCATCATCTTATGCCATGATTGTGGCAGGCTTACTGCTCGTAGGCGTCGCAGCACGCGTCCGTCGCGCTAGGTAAGGCGGTGTTGGCGCGACAAATTTAGCGAGCTCGATAAGCGCCTGCTGTCTTGATCGCCACCAGCTCGGCCTCGCAGCGTCGGTAGTGTGCCAGAAGGTCGGCGCTGATCATCTGCATGGGGGACCAAGGCGCGCCGTCGATCCGGTGCATCTCCAAGATCAGCGGCCCGGCACCGATATCGTCATCACGATATCGAGCAGGCGATGCCGGAATTCCGGTATCGGTCACAAGCGCCGCCAATTGGTTGACAAATACTCGGATTTTGACAATAAGGTTGTCACGGCCTTTTGACAACCTGAAACGGCCTCGTCGCTCACAAGCACCCCGCTATCACGGCTTCCAGCTGCGCCTCGTACTTGAGATGTAGCGGCAGGTCGCGCGCCAGGGCCAGCACCTTCTCGCCGTCGCTGGCATCCGGCGCCAGGCCGCGCACGGCGAACATCGGCCGCTCGGGCGCGCCAGTGACGCACGGGCGGTAGACTGGCACCTTGACCTCTTGCACCACCCGCGCCGGGCCAACGCAGGCAGTGAGCAATAACACGAGTCCGATCAACAGGTGGCCGGCCAAGAGTGAGTATCTATGCGGGTTTCGGCCGGTTTTAGCGTCGCTAGCAGGCCAGCGCCGGATGCGGTAAATCGGGCTCATCGTACGGACTCCAGGATGACGTTCACGGCCGGCATGGCCTCGTCGCACGTGGTGGCGCGCACGCCGGCGACCTTGGCCAGCGCGGCATCGAATCGCCGTCCGGCTGCAGCGGCCTGTTGCTGGGCGACCTGGCCGCGCGCCTCGGCCAACAGCTTGGCGTTGCCGGCGGCCTCGACTGCGGCGTTCTGCGCTTGAATAGCGCCGCGCAGTTCCGCGTTCGCGCTGCGCTCGGCGGCCAGCTCCACCCGGGCGGCGTCACGGTCGCGCGCCGCCAAGTACCAGCTGCCACCGGTCCACGCGCCCACCACCAGCAGGGCGGCCAGCAGCACGACGGCGATGATCTTCCAGATACCGCCCGTGACGCCAGCGGCCAGCGTGCCCAGGGCGCTCACGTCACCCCCAAGCACATGTTGCGCTCGACGGCGCGCCGCTTCACCAATCCAGGCAGCCGGATACCTTTCGCCAGCGTCCAGCGCAGCATCTCGTCGCAGCCGCCCTCGATGTCGCCAGCGTTCAGCTTGCGCGCCATAGTCGAGCCGCACATCGCTTCCCGGCCCACGTTGTAGGTGAAGCTGACCAGCGCGGCGCGCCGGTAATCGGGAAGCGGCGCCCGGATGCAGTCGTCCACGGCGTGGTTCGCCAGCTGCAACGACGCGGCCAGCATGCCCTTGCACTGCTCGAGCGTCGCGCTCTGGCCCAGCCGCACGCCCTTGGTCTCGCCAAAGCAGATCGTGGGAATGCCAACCGGGTCGGCGTATGCTTTCTGGCGCAGGCCTTCGAAGCTGGCCACCATCGTGACGGCGATTGCGCACCAGCCGGCGCGCTGCTTATTTGTCAGTGCCATGTAATTCCTTCTGCGCGAGCAAGCGCGCGCCAAATGCCAGCGTCGAGACCATAGCCGCGATGCCAGCGAATACGCCATTGGGAATGCCGGCAGGCTGCACCAGCGCGATGTACACCTCGGCGGCGCCCAACAGGCCCGCAGTGGCGTTGAATTTCAGGCTCCAGGCCTTGGCGAGCACCGCACGCCAGTCTTCGATCAGTTTCATTTTCCGCTCCAAAATCCGCTTCCCTTCGCACCGGTAGCGCCGGTTTCGCCTTGCTTCCCTGTGCTGCCGGCCGCGCCGCGCTTGCCAGCATCGCCGGCGCTGCCAGCGCGCCCACGATCGCCGGTTTCGCCCTTCTCGCCCACGCCATCAGCGCCGGCCGGGCCTTCGATGCCTTGGGCGCCAGTCTTGCCGGGCGGCCCTTGAACGGCTTTCGGCGGATAGAGCGCCGCCACCAGGATCAGCGCGGCGGCAACGCAGAGGAAAATACGGAGCACCCAGTAAAATGAGGTCGACCACTTTTTCGCATTCACTTGATGTGCCCTCCCGCGATTTTTTCAACGATCCAATAGGCCATCCCGAGAACCGCGCTGCCCAGCGTCATCACGCCCCACTTCAGCGCCTTGTTGCGCTCATCTTCAAGCGCCGCAATCTGCTTCGTGGCCGCATTGAGCTTGGCGTCCGCCTCCTCCTTGTTTTCGTCAACTTCGCGCTGCATTGCGGCCAGCCCGGCCGTCAGCAACGCAATTTGTGTTTCAGTCGATATCGTTTGCGTCATTGGATTCTCTTAATGGCCTTGCGCGACGGACCGATGGTTAGCGCGTTGATGCCGGCGAGCGACAATAAAAAGGCCACCCGAAGGTGGCCTGTGGTGGAGTGGCGGAGTGCGCGGGATCAGTCGATGATCGCGGCGGTGATGAAAAGGGCGTCAATGTCGGCCGGCGTCAGCTTCAGCATTTGCCGGATACCTTCGACCAGCCAGTGGTCGCGCCGCACGTTCTGCGCGTATTCAAGGTACGTGCGCGCCTGGTCGCCATCAGCGCCTGGCATCTCATCAACGAAAGCCTTCACGGCAGCCATGTGGCCAGCGGCGATCAGCGCCAGGCGCGCGTTCAGCATGGGCACGGATACCGGCACCACCGGCACAGCGGCGGCGGCCCGGTCCGCATGGACCTGCGCGATTTCTTCGTCGGTCATCGGGCGGGAAAACTCGCCGATGTCCTTATCCCAGCCGCAAACAATATATTCGTCCATCATGTCGCCTTTTTAAATCCGTAGACTTCAATACTTCCTTTGGACAGAAACTTTGCGGCGCTCCCGCTTACAAACAAGCGGAAACCACTAACGGCGCTGGAGCCAATATAAAAACCGGCAAGTGTTTGAATGAAAACGTTCCCACCCGCGCTCGAATTTACTTGAGATTCACCCTTCCACGCTTTGGCAGTGTTGGTCCCGTTTGCATTGAAAATTTCGATTACCCCACTCATGGATGCATTTTGAAGATAACCAAAACCATACCCAGAACTACCGAGGTTTGTAGCGGCAGGTGATGTATTGGTTGGGGTTACGAGTATTGAGTTGTATCTACTGTTTGCATCCACAACGCCAACGACCGCAAACCGCAAGTTGATATTCTCACCGCCTGCCAAAGACCCCTCCATAGTGCGAATTATGATTTTGTAGTTGTCATAAGTCGAGCTGAACACATTTAGAAAATCGACGGTCAGCGCGTTGTCAACTGGCACAACTGACGCAAGCAATACCATAGCTGTATCGTCGAGCAATGCGAGCGGGCCACTTCTATTCGGCATTTGGTATTCGCGTATGGTGCCAGGGCTAATCAGATCCGCCTTGAATTTGCCTTGCTTCGTATTATCAGCAGCATTCTTTACCATCGGATTCGCATCCGAGAATGCCGCCGTCACGCCGATGGTTGCGGCACTGTTTGCTGCCGCGATTCGATCCAGTCCGGTCTGCACGCGGTCGAGGCCGGTTTGCACGCGGTCCGCTGCGGTGGCAATCGCGTCGGCGTTGCTGGCGATTTCCTTCGCATTGACGTTCGCTTCCAGCGCGTTCGCCTGGGTAGCCCAGGTATTTAGCTGCGGCACCATCACCTGCTGCGCGGCGACGAACGCTGCGGCCTTCTCGTTGAACGTGGCCGGCGTGTCGGCGGCCGGGTTCGGCGCCGGCGGCAGCGGCGTGATTACTTGCGCTATTGTCATGTCAGTCCTCTAATTGAAATCGGGGCGTTTGCGCCGTTAAGTGATACAGGTACTTGCCACTGGTCCAGGTAGCCGTAGGTGATGGTCATCGATCGATCCGAGCACCCGATGAATACCATTTCGACGTCGGTGTATTCGGTGAGGAGTCGGAACGCTTCATCTTCAAAGCCCTGGGGAATTCGCACCTCGAAGTTGAGCCGCTTGGCATTGGCGCGCTTGACGACGGTGGTGTTGCCATATTTGTCCGTGGTCGGCGTGGAATAGCTGAGCGTCCCGCCCGTCAGCCCCCATTGCGTCAGGCCGATGGTCCGGGACTTGCCGACGAAGCAGCCGCCGATTGCAGCGTCCAGCCCGGCGTTGTCGACGGTGATCGTCAGGGTTGCAGCGCCGTACGGTGGGATGTCGTCAAAAACAACATCCCCCGACCGGATCGGCTCCTCGTAAAAAAAGTCGTACCAGGAAAGCACGTCATGCCGGACCAGGCTCTTGGTCGACGTGTAGCCGCTCACAGACTGCGAAACAGTCGCCTGCGCGCCCTCGACATTGAGCAGCGTGACCGTGTTCACCAGGCCGGGGATGATCGCGATGCTGATCGAGCCCGGCGCCACCGTTTGGCTGTTGAGAGCCTTGTCGAACAAATTCCATCGATTCGTCGCACTGCGCCTGAGCCACTTCGTGTCATTGGTGAGCGGGTTGCCAGTGTTGCCAGCCGCCTGCGACTCGTACAGGTCATGCACGCCGGCGGAAATGCTCGACACGATGTCGCCCAGGGCGTACGTGGCCGCCGCGCTGTACGACGCATAGACCGCGCCAAGCGGCTTCCACCAAGTCGGCGAACTGGCCGGGGCGTGCCCGGTATTGGACGCCTGCAGCCCTTGATAGACGAGCTGCATGGTGCCAGTCGTCACGCCCACCGTGGCGCCCAGGGCGTACGCGGTGCCAGGCGCATACTCTTGCGCCAGCGCCTCCGGCACCGAGCTGCTGACCAGCATTGCATCGGTAATCGCAACGGGCCGGATCATTCGGAAATCAGCGGTGCTCATGCCATCTCCATTCGCATTGCGTCGCCACCACTGGTGACCACTTCCAAGATGTCGGTCCCGCGCTTGGTATTCGCCGCCGTCTTGTCGAGCGGTTGCCGCAGGCTGGCCACCTCGACACGCAATGCGCGCATCTCGGCCACCAGCTCGGCATTGCCGCCGTCGCCGGCCAAGGCCTGCTCAAGCCGCAGGTTGTCGGCCTTCGGCACGATGCGCTCACCCTCGTGCAGCTGGGCGATCATGTCACTCGGTAGGTAGTTGGTGCCCACGGCAAAGCTCGGCAACGTCAGGCCGTGCTGGCCAACAAGCGAATTGCCTGTGTCGGTCAGGCTGCCCAACGTGCGCGCCCGGATTCGCGCCAAGTCAAAAGCGGTTGCTGCGTTGGCCTCGGCCAGCTCCAGCAGCCTTTGCGACAGCGCCGGCAGCATCTTTGCCGCTTCCTCGCTGCCGGCGCGGGCCTGCGCGGTCCGCATCGCAAACTCGGCCTGGGCGCCAGCAAGCGACAACGCACCGGTCCCTGCTGCCTCGCCACGGACACGTTTGATCTCGTCGAAGATGGCATCGGTCGCGGACTGCCACGCCGCCCGGAGCTTGTCAGCAGCCGCCTGCGCCTCGTCGGCGATTCTCTTCGTCTCGCGCGCATTGGCCTCGTCAGCCTCCTTCTTCGCCTGCTTGATCGCAGCGTCCGCTGCTTGGGCCACCTGCATAGCCTTGAGCTTGTCGTACAGATCGATCGTGGACTTTTCCATGCCTTTGGTCTCGAACTCGCGCAACTCGTCGGGCGTCATAGTCACCTTGCTCAAGGTGTCGATCTGGTCCTGCCAACCCTTGTTCGTCGATTTCAGCGCATCGGCCGCTGCCTTGGCCTCGCTCGCGATAGCGGCGTTGGCCTTGTGGGTGGTAAGGATGTCGTACAGAGCAACGGTCGATTCCTTCATCCCCGCGATTGCCAGCGCACGCACTTTGGTAGAGTCCGTCGTGAACGTGTCGATTTGATCCTGCAACACCTTGTTGGCCGCCGCGAGTTTGTCGCCATCTGTTTTGCTGTCCTGCGCCTTGTGGACCTGCTCCAGCATCCAGCGATTGCTCGGATCGACATCATCCAACTCCTTCGTGCGCTGCTTTTTGAGCAATGCTTCTGGCGTCAGCGTAAGTGAAGCGTACTCGTCCATCAGGCGCAGATTTTCGGTCGCCGCTTCCGCTGCTGTCTTTGCCACTTTCCCAATATTTTCCAATGCTGGCACGATTGACGCAAACGCCTCTTGCAGCGAGATGAGCCGGGTGTAAGTGGCCGCCTGGGTCGAATCGAGCAATTTGCCGTCGTTCGAGAAACTGAGGACGGCGGCCTTGAAGTCGTCGCGGGTCTTGACCGAGGCGAACCCCATCGCAGCCAGCTCCGACGTGACGAACTTTTGCACCGGCGCCAGACGTTCAGCTTCGGTCAAAAAGTTTTCGGCAAAGCCGCTGGCCACCTCGGCGAACTTGTCCATGCCGCCGGCGGCGGTGATTAAGTCCTCACGCGCGCGCAGGCTGCTCATGCCCGTTGCACCGAAGGTCATGCCGATCGACGCCAGGACGTGGTCGAGGGCTGAATAGTTCGCCGCGACCCGCACCAGGGTTTCGCCCATGCCCTCGCCGACTTTCTGAAACCCTTCGATCTGTGGAAACACCGCAGCGGTCACCTTGTCGAACGCGACGCTCACGCCGGCCGACAAGGCATCGACCAGGTCCTGGCCCTTGAGCTCGCGCGTGCTCACCGCGAAGTCGATGCCGATCTGGTTGATGGCTTTCGTCAGCCCAGCGCTGTCCGCGCCCAACTTCACGCCGGCGCCGACCAGCAGATCGCCCATGTTGTCGAAAATAAGCGTGAACGGCTTCATGGCCGAGTCTGCCAGCGCCTTGACGTTCGTGTTGCTTCTGGACGAATTGCCGTGGAACATCCCGCCATCACTCGTTTTCGTCACATCCTCGTACTGGGTTCCCTTGCCGCCGCCGGCGCGCAGCTGACCGAGCGTTCCCGAGAACTTAATACCGGTGTCAGTGATCGTCGTGCTTTTGTCCGAGCCAAAGGTGGATTTCGTCGCAGTGTTGGTCGTACCGAAAGCGCTGCCGCCGGTCAGGCCGGCAGTCTGAAAAATCCCTTTTGCGGCGCCGCCCAGGGACGACTCGATGTTACGCAGCGCAACCAGCATCGAATTCTGATAGCCCAGCTCGCGCGAGGAATTCTGTTCCATGATTTCCAGCGACTTCGAAATCGATTCCGACTTCGCCGTGTCGTCGCCCAGCACAGTGCCTGTGCCCTGGGTCTTCTGGCGTTCCTCAAACGTACCAGGCGCAGGCCCGCCGCCGCCAGTGCCGCCGAAGACGCCCATCGCGCCCATGAACGCGATGATCGCGGCGGCGCCCACAAAGCCCCAAATGCCCAGCTGCTCGAACGCCTTGGCGACACCAGCGGTCATCGACGCGCCAGCGCGCAGCAGCGAATTGCCGATCGAGCTCGTGGTCGACGTGGCATCGACCGCCGTTTCAGTGGCCTTGCTCGTAACGAACATGCTCGTGAGGGCCGACAGCAGCCCACTCTTTGCCAGCATGTTCTTGATGGCCATTGCCATTTCGTAGGCACGGAAAGCCTTCTCGGTCTTCTCCATCACCTTGTAGCCCGTCGAGTTCTCCTTGAAGAATCCCTTCGCGGCGCCGGCCATGTCGCCGTAGCTCTTTACCTGCGCCTGGGCGCTGGCCCGGCTGGCCGCAATTTCCGCCTTGGCGATCTTTTCGCGGCTGCTGGTCGGATCGGCTTTCACCGACGCCAGTTGCGCGGCGATCGCTTGCTGCTGGACTGCGTAGCCGGAAAGCGCCGTCGTCAGGCCACCGATGGCGGTGCCCACGCCGCCGAACGAGGCTTGCATGCCGGCTGCGGCATCGCGGGTTGCCGCGTCGACCGCCGTCAGAATGTCGAGCGCATCTTTGGCGCGCGCGGCATCGGCTGCCGTCAGCGTGTTCTTCGAACGGTTGACGTACCAGGTGTCGTATTGCGTTTGCAGCACGCGCTGCGCGTCGGTGCCTTCGCCAGCAAGGCGGATACGCTCGGCCCAGATGTCGGTGTCGATCTTGAGCAGCGCCGCTGCACGTGCAGCTGGGTCGTCAATCGACTCGGCAGCGAACTTCTTGTTTTCATCTTCCAGTTGGCGCGCGTATCCGAGTGCCTTCGCCTGGCCCATCGCGGCCTGCTCGACCGCCGTGCGCGCGACCACTTCCGCCTGCAGTCGCTCGATCTCTTCCTCGGTAATGATCTTGCCGGCCGTCTTTTCTTGCGCCAGAAACTTCTCGAGCGCGGTTTGCTGCTTCACGGCCACCATAGCGATCTCGCGCGCGTCGGCCGACTTCCCGGCCATTTCGTATTCGACAGCCAGAGCGGCGGCCGACTCTTGACGCGCCAGCGTGCTCTCACCGATATACTTTGCCACGTCCTTTTCGGCCTGCTGTGCCTTGACCGCATCCTCGGCGATCTTGTTGGCGGCCAGCTGGGCGACAGCTTCCGCCTTCAAGGTTGCAAGCCGGGCGAGATCAGCGGCCGACAAGTTCTTCTTGCTCCGTTCTTCCTCCAGGTGCAGTTTGATGGCGAATTTCTGGTTTTCCGTCGCGGCCAGGCCGGTGGCCAGTTCGGTTTCGTTCTCTGCGGTCTTGGCCTTGATCGCGGCCACCAGGGTCGTGAGGCTGGCCACCTCTTTGCTGGCGGCCGCCTCTCCCTTGGCGTGCGATTCTTGCGCCTGTTTGTTCAGCTTTTCCTGAACGATCAAGGCGTTCAGCACCTCGGTTCGCTGGGCCTTTTGCGCGTCCGTCATCGTCACAGTGCCGTCACGCAACTCGTTGTTCATTTTGAGAAGCAGGCGCTGGCCCTCCGTGAGCGTGCCGCCGGTACGGATTTCCATCCGCTGCACTTCAATTTTTTGCTGGATCGCCTTGGTGAGGGCGTTGTACTCCTTCTCCGAATCCTTGGTGACAGGCGTATTTGTCGCACTTGTCAGCGGCACGACGCCAGGAACAATAGCCGGCGCCGCCAGCTTGCGCACCGCGTTCGGATCACCCAGGCCGGTTTTGCTGGCGACAAACTGCATCATCTTGACGGTCGCAGAAGTGGCCGACTCGGCCACCGACGAAAACCATTGCGACGCCGATTGTCCCCATTCCTTGATCTGAGCACCAAACTTCGGCAGCATCGAGCCCGTGTTAAAAATGTCGTTGAAGGCCCCAACGATGGTGTTCTTCGAATTGAGGATCGTGATCGAGGTTTCCGTCATTGCCGGCGTGAGGCTGCTGGTCAAAAAGGAGCTGATCTGCGCCCACATGCCTTTTCCGCCTGGCAGGATCTCGTGCCAGATTTTGCCCAGGCGCACCACGGCGGCGGCCTGTTCATCCGTGGTGGTGGCGGACAGGTCGCTGGCGTGCGCGATGTCTTCCAGCACCTGGACCTGGCCTTCGAAGCCGGCCTTGGACGCGGCGGCGTACTTCTCGGCCTCGCTGGACATGTCGGCGATCTTTTTGGCAACCTGAATCGTCACGTCGTCGGTTTTCAACAGGGCGTTATTCGCATCGACAATGTCTACGCCGAGCTTGCTGAAAAAGGTGCTGCCGTCGCTTGCTGCGGCCTCCTTCATTTTCTCGCGCAGCTTGCCCATCGAGCCGCCGAATTCCTGCGCGCTCACGCCCGACCTCAAGGCGGTCGCCTCGAAGCGCGAAATTTGCGACGCGGCGACGCCTGTCGACACTGCGACGCTGGCCAGCGCGGCATCGGCATCGAGGCCTTTTTTCACCAGCACCGTGATGGCGGCCGCAGCGGCAGTAAGCGCCACGACGATGCCGATGCCGATCTTCTTCATCAGGCCGTCGGATTTTTCCTCCGTCTCGCCCATCTTGTCCTTCGTCTTGTCCAGCGCGCTATTGAACCCCGGCAGCATGCCGATCACCTTCCCAAAGGCGCTCGAAGCCGAGTCCGACAGCGAGCTGAAGGCGCCCTTTGCCTGACCGCCAACGTTCGAAAACATGGACTTGATGGAGTCCCACATACCCCCGACAGCAGACTTGATCTTGTCGAAAACGGACGCGAGGAAGCTCATGGAATCGGAACCGATCTTCTTGGCCGATTCCATGCCTTGCCTATACTTTTCGATGTTCGCCATCAGGTGAACTTCAATTCCGTGAACCATGCCCGCTCCGATCTTCTATTTCAAAACTGATTTAACTTCCTGCTCCACCAGTGCGATCGCATCCAATGTCCTGGCGTCCAGCGCCGGCCTGAGAAATGGCCTCGCCTTCATGCCAGGGTGATCGACTGCTTTGTACGACCGCCCGTTGAAGGTCAAGCGCCTTCCGCTCTTTGCTTCGATCCGGTGCGGGGCGGCGCCGCTGAACTCGACAAGATGCGCGTAGGCGATATAGACGCCGCCTGGCGCCGCGCCGCCCGCCGTGACGGACGCAAGCACCTTGGTCCCGACTTCCTTGATGCTGGCCCGGATACTGTCCCTGAGCTCCCCATGCTCGACCGGGCAGTTCGCCTTGGCCTGAGCCTCGATGAGCTGCGCGCTGGCCCACAGGCCGGCCGCCACGCCCGCTTGTATGGCGGTCGGGGAGTCGGTGAGGTAGGCCAGGAAGTCGTCCAGGCCGGGCGTTTCGGAATTTGCCATTTATCCCCCAAAAAAACTATTGAGCCTTCGGGCCTGGTCGCGAGCATCAAACTCGTTCAGCGCCGGCGAATCCTCGAACGGTGGCGGGCAATTTGGCTTCGTCGCGCGATGCGACTCGGCCAGGTAGTCGCCCGATAAGCGGCGCAAGAGGCGGGCCTCCCACGGCGCCAGCTCGACGCCGGCCTTGCGCTCCCAGGCTTCCATTTCTGCGAACGTCACCGGCCCGCTGCCCATTCCGGCAGGCATAGACGGGCCGAACTCGTACAAATAGTCGATGAGGTAGCGCCCGGCGTCCACGGGCGGCATGTCGATCGCGACCCCGGCTTTTTTCAGCAAGTCGAGCCGGGACGGCGCCCGACCATCCTTCGGCTTGTCCGAATCGTCGGGGACCGCGTTTAGCCAGGCTGCGTGCCGGACGAAGATTCCGAGGTCTTTGGCGAGACCTTCAAGAAGTTTCCCCGGTCACCCAGGTACTTCTCGGCATCGTCCGCGATGTGACCGATTTCGATATCGCCGTATGCGCCCTTGAACATCTCGTAGCCGCGCTTGTCTTCGTAGCCGAAGTTGTTGAACGAGACGGTCACCGACGCCAGGAACTCGGCGCGTTCGGCGATCTTGTCGTCGGCCGACTGCTTGCTCTCCGACTTGCCCTGCATGCGGCTGAACACGCGGTTGTTGTTGCGTTCTTCCGCCGCGTGCTTGGCTTTCTGGTACGGCTTCGAGCCTGGGCTGTGCAGCGTGATCGACAGCGGCAGGCCCGTGTCGTCGAACTGGGCCTCCCCGGCGGCGTCACGTACGATCATGTCGGCGGTTGCGGCGATGGCGAGTTTTTTCAGGTTGAACATGGTGATTCCTTTTTTCGTGGGTAGTTAAATGCCCGCGCCGGCCGCCGCGCCCACGATAGGCGACAGCGACCGGCCGGTGCTGGTGATGGCCGGATGGCCGTGAGGGTTAAACGGTGATGGTGTCGGTCTGGCGCAGCAGGGTGAACGCACCCAGAACCGTGTTGTTGCTGGTGCCCTGGTTCTCGACGAACTTCATCACCTGGGCGGTCCAGTAGCGGATCTTGGTCGCGTCCTGCTTCGTCAGCTTGAAGCTCGGCACGCTGTAGTTGTTCGCCGCCGCTTCAATGATGATCTGGCCGGCGTCGTTCTCGATCCAGGCGCATTCGAATTCCGCATTGGGCAGCTTGAACGAGCCCTTCTTCTCGCGGTCCTGGGCGTCGCCGACGGTCGCCAGCGTCGAGGTCTGGTATTCGCGACCCTTGACGCCGCCGACACTGGTGATGCTGCCCACTTCGACCCAGACCAATGCGCCGAAGCCGGCTGCTGTATGCGTTGCCGGGGCTGCCGTCGAGACGTACAGCTTGGAACCGGCGACGGTATCAAAATCAATTCCTGCCATGTGAAACTCCTATATAAAAAACCTGCCGAGCACGATTGCGGGCAGGCAGGTTGCAAAAACTGCGGTCGAAAAAAATGCCGCTCGCGGCGGCTCTTGTCGGAAAGATGAAAATCAGGTCGGCTCGATGTACGTCACCATGAAGTCGCGCGACTGCTCGAAAATCTTGGCAGCCGCGTCGCCCGTGTCGGGGCCGACCATGTCGCGCAGGACGCTGCGCACCTGGTATCCGCCGATCAGCCCGGTGTACACGCCGGCGCCGAGCTTGGCCGCCTTGAGCACGGCATTCTGCTGCGGGTAGGACGATGCGTACACCGTCACCTGCACGCGCGCGGTGACCAGGCTGTTGCCTGCCCGCGCAACCGTGTCTTGCTCGATGCGGCTGACCTCGCGGATGCCGATCGCCGGCACCGAACCCTCGGGAACGTCGCCGCCGACGATGCGCGCCGGCGCGACCAAGTCCGTTAGCGGGCTATGTCCGACCAGCAGCGCACGCATGATGGCGACGGCGCTCACTTTGCGGCCTTGTTCCTGGCGGGCCTGGTCAGCGACGCCGCTGCCGGCGCGGCCATCGCAACGCCTTGCTTGATGTGGTACTCAGCCAGGCGCACGCCGCGCGGGCTGTCCACGGTGTCGTATTCGGCGCCCTCGTCAAGCTGCTGCACGGTCACGCCGTCTAGCGAGCCCTGAACTGTTTCTGTCATCAGAAGTTTCATTGTTGGTCTTTTCCTCGTGTTTGAAGCCTTCGACTGTGATCAGCCATGTGTCGCGTACGCTTCGAGCATCCATTCGTCGTGGTCGCGGTCGTCCAGCGCCGCCGGACCCGCGATGATCTGCATGACCAGGTCACCGCGGCTGTGCAGCGTGACGCGCATCGCTGCCGTGATCGCGCTGTTCTTACGCATGCGCAGCCGGGCGCGCCGAAGCGATTGCGCCAGGCCGTTCGCGGTCTCTTCGCTGCGGCTGGGCAGCACGTCCTGCACGTTCGCCCAGTAGCGCACCAGCACTGGCACCCAGGTCTGCACCTCGGTCCCAAATTCTGGTTCGGTGATGTTGGCCAATTGCTCGATCGTGACCTTCTCGTTTTTCGCGAACGGTGCCGTCATCTATACACCCGGTATCGATCGAGAAATCGTGTCAGGCCCTCGTTGCGTTCTGTGCCGGCCGGGCCGAAAAATTCCTGCACTTTCGCCAGGATGTAGGCCTTGATTGCGAATGGCGTGTCGGCCGGACTGGCGCCATAACCACACACAAACTCGATACTGACCGCGTCGGTGCGCACGGCCGTGGCCGGCCAGCGCTGGCCCGGCACCAGCTCGATACAGCCAGGTTCAGACTCGCGATTGATGGTGTACACAGTTTCGGGCAACAGCTGCACGACTCCATCGGTATTCCTGTACGTCACCTTCGTGACCGACTGCAAAGGAGACGGCGCCAGGTCGATCACGTCCTGAAACGCCGCCAGCGTGACCGTGTGCGTTTGCGTGATCACAGCACGATTCATCTCGTGCTCTGCTTCCTCGGTGATGGCCCGCACCTGGATCTCGATAGCAGAGTCCAGGTCCGGGCCGTCTACGCGAGCCGCTATGCGGGCATCCTCGATCGATACCGCCATCGCCACCGGGGGGATTTTTAGTCTACTGGTCATGCTGCTATCCGATGGTGTTGATGTACGCAGTCATCGCGCGCGCCATCACTGTTTCGATAGCAAATTCGCTCGGGTGGAACTTGTCGAGGTTGTGGTTCATCGCCGGAATCCAGCGCTCTGGCATTGCGCCATCGCCAAGCCCTGGAAACGAGAGAACGCTTGCTCCTGCCACGGTGCCCAGCCAGGCATTGAATGCAACCCGGTACCCATCCTGCACCGCGTTGAGGTCGTTGTAGGGCAGCAAGGGAATGAAGCATACGTTCGCGATGCCGTTTGCACGGGCGAACCGGATAATTTCCATAGCCCGGCTTCGGTGGTCTGCAAACGTGCGCGCCAAGTTCGCAATCACATAGCCATCGTTCACCGATGCCGGATTGATCACCAGCACGTCGGGGATGATGCCGGCCGCGACCAGCTCTTGCGTCCGCGCCCAGTATTCCGCAGCGCCTTTGCTCGAGCAGCCCAAGTTCACATAGTTCACTGGCCGCGTTGGAATCGACGCGTCGGCGCAACCGCGAAAGCCCCACGAAGTGAAAATGCTGGGAACCAGCTGGTCGTTCTGGCCTGTCGAATCGCTCGCCACGACGACCGTCAGTGACGGCACGGCATAGTGAAAGATCGGGAAAATCAGGTGCGACTCGGAGCTAAAAGCGAGGTTGAGCCCTGGATTCGTGAGCGCATCGGCGCCGTAATTGAACGTCTGAATAACACGGCCCCGATTTTCAGGGGTTGCCGTGCGCATCGCCGTGGACGCCGCTACGAACGAGAACTTGCCGCCAGTGGCCGGATCATGGTCGATGCGAAAAACAGCGGCGTGCAGGCCTCCCGGCACGTCGACGCGCGGCACCGAATTGAGCGCGAGAATATCGGTGGCGGCAATCTGCGACGAGGTAACCGATGCCGGAACGGTTGCCGTCGCGGCGCCACCCCAGGTCAGCGGGAAAAATCCGTTGATGCTGCCAGCCGGGGCCATCACGCCGTGCGTGGCACCATTGATCACCGGCTTGCAGAAATTGGCCTGCACATTCGTGGCGATCGTTTCGGTTACGCCGGCGATCGCGCGCAGACCGGTGATGGCGTTGTTGGTCAAATTCACATAGACCAGCTGCACCGCGTAGAACGGCGCTTCGGCAACGCAGGTCAGGCCGTAGGTAGCGCGATATCCGGAGGCGGCCGTCACAGGCCCGCCGAAGGTCACGCCCGCGATGGCACCGCCAAACCACTTCGCAGCGCCTTTGATGCTGCCCATCGAGAAGCGCTTGGCGCGACCGTTGACGTCGAGCGTCACGGCCGTGGCAACTGGCGCTACAGTCGGCGCCGGAACGTATGGGATACCGCCGGCAAGGTCGGTGGTCGCCATCTTTGCGGCCACCAATCCGGCCTCGGTGCCAGACCCCAAAACAACGATAGCGTTGGCGGGATAGCCAGCGTGTGCGCAAAGAAGGCGAATAGTCATGGATCAGGCTTTCTTGAGGGATTCGGCGTACGCGACGGCAGCAGGATCGGCGTCGACAACGCCTTCCAGCTCGGTGACCAGTGCGGCGTCGATCTCTACGACGTCATTGCAGTTGCCGTGCTCGCACAGGGCCAGCACGCGCACGCGTACTAATTCCGGTGCTGGCAGTGGTGCCGCCGTGTCCAGTAGAGGTTCGACATTCGTTTTTTTAGACATTGGGTTCTCCATTTGCCCCGAGCACGTATTGCGGCTCGGGGCGCCAGTGGTTTAGGTTGCGGAATGCTGATAGACCTTGATGGCATTCAGGTCGAGCAGATTGCCGCCCGCGCGCGCCCAGGCCAGAAAACCCACCTGGCCTTTGCTGGTGTAGACCGAGTCTTCAAAGCGGAACATCACCAGGTCCAGCACATCGCGGATCATGTATTTCGAGAAGTCGCCGTAACCGATCGTCTTGGCGTTGGCGCCTGGTTGCGCCATGTCGTTATTGATCGCGACGTCTTCACCCAACAGCTGCGCCGGCGTGCCGGTTTTGATGCCGGCTTCATACGACTCGGCCCAGATCGGGCGGCCGGCTTGGTCCTTGATCTTGCGGACCATCTTGCGAGTCTGCTGATGCATCATGAAGCGGCAAGTGCCGGCGCCCTGGTAGGCAGCGTCGATGGACTCCTGCAGGTCAACCAGGTCGTCGTAGCCCACGAGAACGGTCTGGCCAGTGGCGCCGATTTTTCCGATCGGGGCAACAGTCGTGAATCCCGTCGGCTGGCCGGTACCGGAGCCGCTGGTGAAGCCCTTGTTCATGGTGCGGCCGATCCGGTCGTTGATGCGCTTGACGACCATCGCGATGATGTCGATCGAACTGTCCTGCAGCAGTTCCATAGGAATGGTGATGATCTTGGAACTGGCTTTGTTGGCGGCCAGGCTGGCGGTGCCGAAGCTTGGATCGGCGTTTGATGCCCCAGTGTTTTCTGGTACCCATTCGCCCTCTTCCAAGGTGCCATCGGACGTTGGGTAGCTCAATGGATTACCTTGGGAGGTGGTGATGCTCGACGCAACGCCGCGCATGCCGCCGTACGCTTTCAGCGAGTCGATCAGTTCCGTGGCCACATCGGTCTGGACCGTATAGCCGCCCTGCGCCGGCGTGCCGACGGACATCGTATTGCGGATTTCCTTCATCTCTTCGCTCGACATTGCCTGCGGACCGTCGCGCAGCAGCTTAGCGAACAGGGCGCGCGACTTGTTGTTCTCGGCGCGGGCGCCGGGGTTGGTGCGGAAATGCTCGACGTCGCGGTTGTGGTCTTCGATATCGAGTGCCATGACCTTCTCGATGTTCGAAATTTCGGTTTCGAGCGCTTCGATCTTGTCGCTGCGCGTGTCGAACTCGGCCTGGTCTTCTTTCGTCCAGACGCGATCGCCTTTCTGGCTCATCTGGTTGCGTGCTTCTTTCGCGAGCTGCTGACGTTGCTCGCGCAATGCTTGAATCGATTTCATCGTATTCCTTCGGTGATGGGGCGTAAAAATAGCCGCGCAAAGGCGGCCGGTCTCAGGATTGCGCGAGCGCGTTATCCGATTTCGTGCAAACGCAAGCGGTTCATGTTGCGTTGGCGGACAGCCTCCCAATCCGGGGCGGTGTCCTTGTCTGGTTCAATTTGCGGCGCGTTGGCGTACGCGGACAGGTTCCACCTGTTTTCGACCTTGGCGTTGTCGACCACGGCGTCGACGAAGCCGTTTGTCACAGCCTCGTCTGCCGTGAACCAGGTTTCGGCACTCATCCATGCGACAATTTCTTCGGTCGACTTTCCGGTCTTGCGCATGTAATCGGCTACGATGGACTCGTCGATTTTCCCCAGCAGCGCAGCGGTCTCGGTCAGATCGTCCTTGTTCCCGTAAACCATCGTCCATGCGTTATGGATCATGTAGAAGCTGCCGGCGGCGATCGCCACGCTGGCGCATGCGGCCGTCACATAGGTGGCGGCGCTGGCGGCCAGGCCCTCGATCACAGCGTGAACGTTCCCGTGCTGCGCAATGGCAGCCGCCATCGCGCGGCCGTCGAACACATCACCACCTGGCGAATTCACTCGCAAGGTGACCTTCTTGCCGTGCAGGCCGGCGAGTTCCTTGTTGAACGCTGACGCGCTGACGCCCCAATATGGGTCGATCACGTCGTATAGAAACAGCGTTTCCGGCTCGGTCTCCGAGCGGATCGGGCCCGGCGCGCGCGTTGCGTTATTCCGGATCAGTTGCACTAACTTTTTCATCTTCTTCCTCGGGTTCGTCTACCGGTGCTGCCGGCTTGTCGGGGCGGTACAGGGTGTTGCCGCCGGCTACCGGTGGCAGGTTCTTGATGCGTCGTACTTCGTTCAGGGTCATCCAGCCTGGGCCTTGCGATCCGCCGACGCACTGGCGCATGTACTCGCCTTCAGCCTTCGAATCGCCGGACAGGAGCGATTCCATGCGGTGCTCTACAAACGGGGACGCGCGCCGGAACAGCTTCCGGTTCAGCTCCTGGCGGATGACATCGAGGTGATGCTGCATCGAGAACTTGATGAAGCCCAGCGTTTGTTGCTGTACGCCGCTGCCCCACGAGCTGGTAGTTTCCTGCGCGCCGATCATGTGCGGCGGCACGCCCAGCGCGCGGGCGATATCAATCACCTGAAACTTGCGCGACTCCAGCAGTTGGGCGTCACCGGCTGTCATGCTCATTTCCTGCATCTCCAGGCCCTGGGTAAGCACCATAGGCGCGCCGGCATTGCTCGCGCCGGCGTACTTCTTCTTGTATTCGTCGCGCAGCTGATCGACCTGGTCGGGATTCATCCGGCCCGGCGACTTGATGACGTGCTTCGGCGCCGCCCCGTTGGCGAAAAAGTTTCCGGAAAAGGTATCCGCCGCCAGCGCAACGCCAATTGACTGGAATGCGCCCCACTGGATTGCCGACATGCTGCGCGTACCGTTGAAGCCGAAGCCGGTGAAATGCAGCATGTCGTCCTGATGCACCGCATATACGCGGCCCTCTTCGTCGCAGACGGTATAGATCAGAAAATCACCGTGCTTTTTCACGGACACGCGGTCGGGATGGTGCGGGCGCAGGGCCTTGATAGTGACGCCAGCGCGGACGATTTCCACATATCCATCGCCGCGCAGCATCCGACTCTGCATCACCCAGTTCCACATTGCGGCGGCCGTCCAGTTCCCGATCGGTTGTTCGTTCAGCAGCCACCATAGGTCGGGCTGGATACTCTCGCGTGCGCCGTCCACTTCCCGATAGATCGAGATGGGAATCGACGCCAGCGTGCCGGCAAGGAGGCGCACGCCGGCGAACACAGCCGAAACGCGCATTGCCGACTCGGGCGTCACGGCGAATCCGGACGCTGCAGGTGCGCCCCCCAGAGTGGCGATCACCTGAGGGTCGCTACTGCTGACCACCGACACGACGTTTTGCACCGCCGACGAGCTCGCAGCCGTCCCGGCGCCGAACATGGCCGCCAGCATTTTGATTGGGTTTTTCATCAGAGAGAAACAAATCCTTGGTCAATCTCGCTGCTGCTCGGGTTTTGAGCCATGAGCGAGATGGCGTTAAGCATGGCCATCAGCGGGTCGATCTTCGCTGTGCCCGATGCCTGTTTCGTGATCAGTGCCGCATTGCCGCGCGGCTCGACCTTCGCATTTCCTATGCACCAGGTCATGAGCGCCTGGCCGCCGTGAATCAGCGTTCCCTCTGCAAGCTTCCGTTCTGCGAGCGTGATGGCGCCAACCAGCTTCCACCCCTGGGATATGCCGAAAATAATGTCTTCCGGGACGTCGGCATCGATCAGCGCCTGGAACATGATCTTGTGGGTCTTCTCGGGGTCGAGCCCGACAGAAGCCAGAAGGCCAGATGCAAAGACGTGCGCCACGACTGCCGCGACCTGGGCCACATCGCCAGGAAGCGACTCGATAATGACCAGGTCGCCGTGCTTTTCGAAGTCCTTGTAGCGTGCTGCCTCGGCCTTTCGGCGCTCCAGTGCCACCGGATGGACCCATGCGCGCGCCCACGACATCCAGCGCCCCGTATGACGCTCTCTCCCAACAATCGACAGCCCGAGCATGTCGTCCAGCCCGCCGCCATCGATGCCGGCCGTGATCACATCGGAGCGAGCAATCAGTTCATCGAGCGAGAAAGCGGGAACGGCTTGGCGCTCCCAAAATTCCGCCCCGGTCCACCGATCAGAACGTAGTGCCAATCCGATCTCGACATTCAGGTGCTTGGCCAGGAATCCACGGAACGATTCCTCACCGTCCTCCAGCGCCTGTTTGTAGCCGCGCTCGATAAATTCCTCGTCAACCGACAATCCCATATTTGGGTTGGTGATGTACGCGTTCGCCGGGTCGCGGTGCGCGTCCGCCTTTAGCATCGCCTCGGGAAACTCATACAGGACGGGCAAAAACTTCTTGTCCTCGATGCGACCGTCGCGCACGCCGCGCGCGTAAAGCAGCTTGGAGCGAAAAACACCGGCCGGTGGATCGTCAGATTGGGTCGTGGCCCAGATCAGGAACCCCTCTGGCCGGGAAGCCAGTCCGCCAGTTGCCTCGCGGAGCATCGCCTCAGCACCTGGCCGCTTGCCGAACAGCCAGAGCTCGTCGACAAACACGCCGATCGCCTTCTTACCTGACACAGTGTCGCTGTCCGCCGCCACCACTTTCAGCGTCGACCTCATCTCGCGGTGCGTCACCGTCCGCAGATGGTCTTGCACCTGGAAGATCGCCTTGAGCTCGTCGTCATTGTTGATCATGTCGCGGATCGGCAAATACGAGTTGTCAGCAATCTCCTTGGTCGGTGCCAGGATGATGAATTCGCCAGACGGGCGCCAGTTCCGGATCAGCGCCGTGAGCATGATCCCGGCCGCAATCGTCGACTTGCCGTTCTTCTTGCTGATCAACAGCATGAACTCGGATATCAAGCGGCGGCCAGTCGTTGGATCGTAGGAACCGAAGATGCTGCCGACGAAGTCAGTTACCCAGGGGCGGACGACTTCGCACATGAGCGGGCTGCCTGCGGCGTCCATCATGCGCAGGTCGCCGAACTGCGCCAGCGCGGCCTCGGCCTCGGCCGGGAACAGCGGCGCGACCTGGACCAATGACGTGCCGGCGACAATGCGCTGCTCCCAATCCGGGAGGGCTGTAGTCCAGTCGGTCATTTTGAATTATTCGCAACGAGACGCGGCGGCGCTGGCGGGGCACCGAACTTGCCTTGTGCTGCAACTTTTGCCGCATCCTGTTTCTGGTCCTTCTTGCCGCCCTCGCCCTTCTTGCAATGCACATAGGGCAACAGCGCGGTGAGCGCCTTGTACTGCTGCGGCGTTACTTCGAGCAGGCCGAGTGCTACTTGCTCCAGCGCCGGGCGCGGGTCGAGCGGCTGCCCGTCAATCACCTGGGCGATATGCGAAGGGATCGGGGTTGCTTCCGGCTTGGGATTCGGCTTACGGCCAGCACCCGGCCGGGCGCCGCCTGTATTTTTACGGGCACCGCCCCAAGTGCCTTTGCCTTCTTCTTTAGCTGGCATTATGCGGTTCGCCTAATTTGGCTGCGGCATTGAATGCTGCCCGCAGTTGTGAAACTGCCAGATCAACCTCAAAGGCCGCACGGTCTGGAGAGGTGCGAAACCACTCACCTCTTACATGAAGGGCTGACAATGCTTGGTGGACTTGGCGCTCAATCGCGTGAGCCGCGCTTTTTGATGGCAATGCAACAGCATGGCCAACCCGGAGAATTCGCCAACTTCCAATCTGCATTGTCCCAAGCCGCTTTACAACATCAGTTGCAACCCCAACCTTGCTGACACTGGGGTCGTCCGATTCATAGATAACGTAGACGAATGTTTCCTCATCAACGCTGGAGATTCGGACCGGCGCCGTCTTATGCGAGTTGGGATTTTGCGGGTTTGGTTTGCGCCCGGCACCTTCCCGTGCACCGCCGCTCTTGCCTTTTGCTCCGGCCATCTTGATGATTCCTGGTGAATAGGGTGAAAAATTCTGTGCGTGGGAAGGAGTGCGGTCTAGGTTCGTGAAGGCTCTACACTTTTACCTACCCCCACCCTGCGATGCTTCCTGCTTGCCCATCCTTATGTGATTGCCTTGTCGCGGCGCTGGGCGTGCGAGTCATGGCAGGGCTTGCACAGCGCCTGCCACTTAGTCGAGTCCCAGAACAATGTCATGTCGCCCCTGTGCGGTACCTTGTGATCGACTACAGTGGCGCGGGGCAGAGCCATGCCCTTGGTGAGGCAGGCAAGCGTGATCTCTTCGATACCTTGTTCGCTCACCCCAGCGGCAGCCAGGCACATCACGCAGTACGGATGCTTGGCCAGGTAGCCGATGCGCGCCTGCTGCCACTTGTAGCCGTAGCCGCGCTGGGTGCTGGTCTGCTTGGTGGTGCGCCAGGAACCCGCGTTGACAACCGGTGCGGTGCTGGCAGTTGATCCGGCCATGCGGACGCGAGACTTGAGGGTTTGCAGCTTCACAGGTACACGCGTCCGCCGGCGCTGTGGTGCGCCATGTATGCGGCGTGTGCTGCCCCGGTGCGCTCACGCATCCATGCATCGAAGCCCGCAGCGCCGGGTGTGGTCCGCCTCTCGATGCGAATGTGCCCGCACTTCACCTCGGTAGCAAACTCGTCGTCAACCAGGTAGATGCTGCCGTCACTGTTCAGCGCGGCGCAGACGGCCTCGCCGGAATCCTCATCCGCAAAGATGCAGTGGGCCAACCATTCGCCGTTCAGGTACACATTGCCCGGCAGCATGGTGGCGTTGTAATCGGGGTGCTGCGGGTCGGCTGCGAGTCTCATGGTCTATCCCTTCGGTGGTTGATGGAAGTGCCACCGCCTGCTCTACGCGATTGCCTGCGATACTATGCAGAGGGAGACCGTAGCCATGGTTCATCGGTGACTGCACCCGCTATTGCGAGTCGCGCCGCTGGAGTGCGATGGCGCGCACAAAAGTCAGCGCACAGGCGTGACCGTGACGCCCTTGTTGATCAGGCGCTTGATCTGCGCCCAGTTCGGTTCGGTGCGGGTGAGCGTGTGGAACAGTGCGAGCGCGCCCAGGTACGGCATCAGCCACCATGCCTTATGCACCTTGATGCTGATGGTCGTCGTGTTCGTCATGGCTCGGCTTCCGGCTCGTTGTTGTGCGGGATCAGCGCCCATCCCAGTTGCCGGCGTATCTCGTCGGGCGTGGGCGGCGGCTCGTGTTCAGCGTGTGTGCGCTGGTCCATGGAGGCGCGCACCTTGCGCTTGTCGGGCTTGGTGGTATGCGTCATGGTGGCCTTGCGGTGTAAGCAATCGCATTGTTGGCAAAGTGCGATGCCGCATCCCGCTCAGCGGGCTCCGTAACATGTTAGGCATTCAAGATCGAACGCCCTAGTTACCAGTCCATCGTCACCCGTCCACTGGCACACTGCTTGGCCGTGGACGCTGGTGTCGCATACTGTCATCTCAGGCCCGCCAGAGCGCAGCATCACCTTATTTCCAGGCATAACGGAACGCAAATTGGGCGGCGAGTAACACACAACCAGTTGGTCGACGCCGAAAGCTTGTTGATTCATAATTCGTTCGCCCAATAAAAAACCGCCCGAAGGCGGCGCTTTGCAGTAGACCTGATATTTATGCGCGAGTGACGGTCAGCGGACCAGGGCGCTCAATAACTTCTTCCAGGATCGTTGCATCGAAGAGCTTCTCTTCGTGCTTGTTTTTCTCATCGAACCAAGAGCACACCGCGCCTTCTTCAGGGCCGCCATCTTCACTATAATCTGAGATTCGCACGACTGACATCTTCGGTCCGCCACTCTTCAGCCGCACAACCATCCCTTTTTTGATCTCTGACATATCGCTCTCTCATGTTTAAACGGAGATTAACTATATGCCTAAAAGACAACAGAATTATGGATAAAGTCGAATAACATAAAGCCCCGCTACCTTTCGGTGCGGGAATCAACGTGCTATTACTCACACAAGAGACGATAAACTACTTATTCTTAACAAGAATCCCGTGCACTTTTGCTCGAAGAGCCGCGCACACATGTTCGGCAATAACATCGAGGGTAGCCATGTCGAAATCAGGTTGGTACATCATACGAACCTCGCTGTAACCCGACACCCTCACATCGAAATAGCCATTTACTAACTTTGATTGAATGCCGACCGGCAACTCCAAACGATCATCGTTATCGAGAGGGAAGAAGGCACGAACCGTAAACGTCGCCCCACTACCTTCGATTTTCATGTCATTCTCGGAAAACGGAGTGGCAACATCACTATACCCAAATTGTATATATGAGTCAGGGGCATTAAGCAGTGCAGATACCCTGCTAACAAGTTCTGGCCCGAGCGAACGCAAATCTCGATCTCGCTGTGCGAGTTTCTTTGCGTTTTCGCTCAGAGCATGCCTCATTTCAGCATAATCATTCATGTCAGCCTTCCATCATTAAGGAAAGGCAAGTGTATCGTAAATGCTAGGGCTCCAAATGCAAAAGCCAGCGATCCGTGAGGAGGCTGGCTTTCTTCCATGTCATCTACGTACAGATGAGCAAGCGTAGCACAATATAACCCTAACCCTCCAATTTGGCAAGTGGATTAAATCGTTGCACCGCCCTGGCCTCTTCGGCGCGGTCCTGCGCCTCGATCTCGATATCGTGCAGGCCATCCATCACCGTCAAGTGCAATACATGCAGGCGGTTATAGACGGTCGACTCGCCGCATTTCAACTCCTGTGCGATGCGCTTGATGGTGAAATTGCCGGCCAGGTAAAACCACTTGGCCACCTCGTACTGTGCCGGGTTCGCCTTGCGGATAGAGATGATGATGCTCTCGATCTCCAGCGCGGCCGCAGCCTCGGTGATCGGACCAGCACCGCTGGCGCCGTGGATCTGGACCAGGCTGCAATAATTCGACTTCGATGGGTAGCCCATGCCGCCATCTTCACGGCGTTTGCACCAGGTTGACCACTCGATCATTCGTTTGTTGATGTACTCGATCATTCTGTTCCTTGTTCAGCGTGAGGGCGGCCAGCAGCAGTTCCGCGCAGGTAGGTGATCAAGTCCGCAAACGTCGGGCAGACTTCCTCGGCGCGGAATGTCCCGCCACTTTCGATCTCGCGCCGGATCGCTGCGACCAGGTCTTTTGGCGTGTTCCCGGCTATTTGCTTCGCGGTCGCCTTGGCCTTTCCCTGGAGACGCGCGGCCTCGACGTGCTCAGCGATGACGGCGCCGGCGCGCCCGCCGCTCTGGCGCACGATCTTGGCCGCGTTGCTCGCGCTGATCTGCTTCTCAGTGACGGCCAGCTTTACGTCGCTATTTGCGTCGGCCAGCACCAGGGCGTCGCTAACGTTCTGCACTGAGCGCCCGACCGCGTCCGCGATCGCGGATGACGTCCACCCCCAGCCGACAAGCTTGCGATACTGGGCCGATCGTTCCAACGGCGTCAGACCCAGGCCCTGCGAGCTGGTGATCAGGTGGATGACGCGCTCTGCATCGCCGCCACGGAACTGCTTCGCGCCCAGTTGGAAACCGCCCTCGGGCTCGCGGACGCCGGGCTCGGCCAGCCATTCGACTGCGGCGGCAACCCGGTGGTGTCCGTCGACCGCGATGATGTTGCCGTCTTCGATCCGGACCTTGATATCGTCGAGCTCCTGCCCGGCCCGCAGCGAAGCCTTGATCGACTCGACATGCTCGCGGTTGATCGGGCGATTGAACCCAGGTTCGAACTGCACCAGGCGCGGATCAACGCCCCAGCTTTTTACGGTCGACACGCCCGGCATGCCGCGCTCTTTCATGACCTTGAGCGAAACCGCTGGCTTTTCGCCGTCGTGCTTTTTGTGCGCTACCTGATTTACTTGGCTCATTTTGCTCTCCGGTCTTGGATAATTTCATTGTTGATGTACTGGATCATTTTTTCCCTAAAGGCGCAGTGTTGGCAAACGTGCATGGCCTCATCCATCGAACTTCGATCTGCGTGTCGATGTCGTTGTCGCAGATGGCGGCGCGCCACTCCATGGCGCGAACCTGCACGTTGGCCCGTCGAAAAGCATGGGAATGTCGCCCAGCGCGCCGCTCCGCTGTTTGCGAATCATCACCTCAGCGTAGCCGCGCAAATCGCTGTTCTCCGGATTGCGCATCTCCGGCCGGTGCACAAACATCACGACATCAGCATCCTGTTCAATCTCGCCGGAGTCGCGTAGATCCGAAAGAATTGGCCGAGCATCAGGTCGGTCCTCCGACTTCCGATTCAGCTGCGCCAGCGCGATCACTGCGACGCCCAGGTCTTTGGCTAATGCCTTGAGGCCGCGCGAGTACGAGCCAATCTGGTCGCTGCGCTTGTCGCCCTCCCCACCGGTCATTAGGCCAATGTAGTCGACGATAATCACGTCGAGCCCGTGGCGGCGCTTCCATGCCTTGGCCTTCATCCGCAACTCCAGCAGCGTGATGGCGGCGGTATCGTCAATGGCAAAGCGCAGTTCATCCAGTCGCATGCAGCCGGCTGTGACACCATCCCAGGCCAATTTATCGTTCGCGTCTATTCGCCCCATCACCTTGGATAGCGCCACACGTCCGCGATTGGACAGCGCGCGGCCGGCGATCTCCTGGCTACCCATTTCAAGAGAGAACATCAGCACGCTCTGTTGCTCTGCAAGCGCCAGCCCGATGTCGGCCGACAGCGCCGTCTTACCCATCGACGGGCGTCCGGCGACGATAATCAGCTGACCGGGACGCAGGCCGCCGTTCATCATTTGGTCCATCGCTGGGATGCCGGTCGACATCGCACTTTCCAAGCCCTCGGCACGCTGCGACACACCCTCGATGAAGTCGAGCAGCACCGCACTGATCATGCGCGGCTCATTGCGTACGCGCCGTTCGGCCAGGGTTGAAACCATCGTTTGCATCTGGTCGAGCACCTGGTCAACGCTCCGCCCCTTGGGGTGGTACGCCAGGTCCGTGATCTGGTCCGCCACCCACAATGCGCCGCGTAGTGCCGAGCGGTCGACGACCGTCTTGGCGTACTGAGCCACATTAGCGGCGCTAGGAACGCTTTGTGCGATCCGGTTGAGGTACGGAGCCAACCCATCGGTGATCGGCCCGCCACGGCCTTCTAACGCGGCCCAGACGGTCATCACGTCCGCAGGCTGCCCCTTCGAAATCAGTTTTTTGACCTCGCCGAAGATAGCCTTGTGATCTTCACGGTAGAAATGCTTGTCCTGCAAATCGCCGATGCGGTCGATGGCGTCATTGCTGCGCAGCAGGGCGCCGAGCACTGCCTGTTCGGATTCGATCGACTGTGGCGCGGTCGCTTGGATGTGGTGGTCGTTCATTTTGCCTTCCGTTCGTGCTGGCCGCTTGTGGCATTGCTAAAGCCCTTGCGGCTGATGAGAAAATCGAATCCGACGCCAGGCGGCAGGCTCGTGTTGTCGCGCACCCACGGGAAGTAGCGCTCTGTGAATCCTGGCTTTTGAGAAAACGTCACGAAGCTCCGAATCGCCGCAGCGCGGGCGCCGACAAACGGGGCCATGGGCACCACGCCGAGCTGCTCGCCAAGCGCATCGTTGAAAAAACCGATGACAGCCTGCTCGCAGGCCGAGTATTCGACCTGGATCTCGTCACGCCAGCCCTCGGCGCCCAGCCAGCTCGCCGGGTACGGGATGAACTGCGGGTCTGTCCACTCGCCCGATGTCATGGCCCGCTCGAGGCTGGACAGGATGTCCGCCAGGAGCTGCTCGTCGGGGTTGAGCTTGGCAAACGCCTTCTCGGCCGCTTTCCGCGACTTCTTGCGGGGGTAGGCTGCGTAGAACCGTGCAAAGCGGTTTTGCAAATCGTCGCTCGAACCTGTCGTGGCCCGGCCTTGTCGGCCTGCTGAGGTCCTGCTTTCGGATTCGCGTTCCGCTTGCGGAGCGCAAGATCTTTTCTTTTGTTGGTTGTCTTTTGAGGTTGTCTTTTGTGTGTCCCGAATTGGGACTAGCAAGTGTCCCGAATTGGGACTAGCAACGTCCTGATTCGGGACATGTCCCAATTCGGGACAGGTGTCCTGATTCGGGACTACTGAATCACGGTTTTCGCCGTCTTCCAAATAATCGACCTGTCCCAAATCAGGACTAGCTGCCGCCGACCTCATGTGCTGCATCGTCACCCACTTCCGATGATCCTTTTGAACGCCGATGATCGAACCGAATCGACCAGGGCGTTTAGTGATCACCCTGCGTACCGCCAGCAAGTTCAATGTTGACGTGACGTGCTGGCGCGCGACATTGCACATGTCGCCGATCTGCGACGCCGAGATGTCGTCCTCCTTCTTACGGAAACCGTAGGTTTTGCGGATGATCGTGAACAGCACCGACTGCTCGCGCAACGAAAATCCGAAGCCCAGGATGGCCTCCATTAATTCGTTGGCGATCATCAGATAGCCATCCTCGGTTTGCGGCGAGGCAGTCATACAGTTGCTGCGCCCTTTTCCGTCATGCCCGCTGCACATTCGTCGTGAGGCGCCGGCGCAACCACAAACAGGTGGCCGTAACGCTCCAGGCTCGCGTACTGGCTGCATATATCGCCGGTGATCGTTGGGTCGGCGTACTGCTGCCCCACTCCCTCCGGCGCCAGGATGCGAACGCAGCTGATGCACTTGGGCGTCAGGTCACCAATCGAGCCATGGCACTTGGCAATGTCGGGACGCGCCACCAGGCCGGCCGCGCGCGAGGCTGCGCAAATGTCCATGACCACTCTCATTTCCTTATGCATGGCTGCCCTCCGTAAAGTTGATCGACACGGCAAATACGCTCGACGCTGCCGGCTCACCCGGCTGCCAGGGACAATCCGACCAGGCCACCAAGGCATCGACCTCGCGCGCCGGCAGCGCCTTCTTGCGCAGTTCGTGCGGCTCGCCGCAGCAACGCATGCCGTCGAGCCGCGTATCGGTCAGGTACGGTGCGCGGGCCATCACGGTCTCGTTGATCTGAATGATCGTCGTCTCGGTACCGTTGAGATGCGCATCGTCGCCGGTAAGGTTCTGCCAAATGCACAGGTCTCCGACCTTGAGCGAGCCGTAGATGCGCTGTTCGAACTTCGTTTGTAGGAGTTGCTGGAGATTCATTGCTTGCTCCTTACTTAGAAATTTCGATCAGCGCATCGTCGAGCACGCTGATGTGATATGAACCGACGCGGCCATACCGGCCATCGCCTACCTGATCAATCGTCAAGCCGCGCGCCTTGCTGATCGCTGACGCCTTTTTACCCAGCTTGCCCAGCTCGATCTTGCTCAGGCCCAGGTCTCGATACAGGGAGTAGCCGAGCGCCGTGAACGACTGCACGCTGGCAACTGCGGCGACTTGATTAGCTTCGATGCGCTTGATACTCTCTGCCTGAGCGGCGAGTTCAGCAGCGTGAGCGGCCTGTTGCGCCTTAATGGCTGAGCTTTCGAACAGCAGGGCCACCAACGCGCGGTGTTCCGGCGACAGGCTCGCCATCGGGTCCGCGACGCTCGCCTCAAGCTGGGTCAGGCGGTCATACACCTTGGTCTGGACTTCAAGCGATTCGCTCATGACCATTAGTTCGGCTTCACGCTTAGGCAGGTAGTAGCACGGGCGCTGCTGACCATTACCCCCGGTGTAGACGCCCTTAAATTTCAGGGCGTCGATCCCTGGATGCTTTTCGATCTTCGCCATGAAGTTATCGTGGCGGAGCTCGGCACGATCCAGGTCGCGGACCGAATTAATTAGCTCGACCAGTTCGATGCTGGACATGGTCGGGGCGCTAGGCTGCAAAGCGGAGGCGTGCAGAGTCCCCGCTGCCGGCTGAAAGCCGGCGGCTGTTGTGATGTTCATGGTGGCCTCTTAGACTGAGGCGATCAAAGCGCGGATTGCTTCGACTTTGTAGAACGAGCCTCTACCATCACCAATGCGCACAGGCGACGGGTAGCGGCCAGTCTTTTGGCCGGCATACCAAGTTGCTTTGCACACTGGAATAATCGGCGGCACAGGCGGAACTGCCTTAGGGTTGCCAAGGATCTGGGAAAGTTTAAGGAACCCGGTTTCCGGAAGATGGCGTACAGGCTCCGTTAATTGATACGACGTGTTTTTGATAGACATATTTGCAACTTTCTTTGGTTGCAAGAGTCTAGCTATGTCCGCTACCGTCTGCGCAAGTGCAACAACACGTTAGGGATTCCTATACAGCGCCATATCACGCATGTAATAATAGCCCGGTCTTTCTAGCGACTGACAAACCGTTTTCGACTCTTGGTTGAGAACACTGCGCAACTGGGGGCGGGAACCCTCAGATGCGCACCTAGTATTTTCTTTCACATTTATTTCTCAGCGGCTTCTCATGCGAGCCCTGTCAGCGACCCTAATTGTACTGTCTTGGAGCAGAGTATTCCACAGACACGCCCGATTATTTCTGTACAAATATACAGTGGTTCACGCTTTGCTCACTTAACTGTCGCAGCTATCACAACAACCTACGCCCCAGTGCAGTCTTTCGTAAATTTTCATAATAATCGCAATCCATTTGAGTCTGATTGAGGCGGTGAGAGAATGATGGCGTAAGGTAAGCTGCCCGTCGCGAGGGGGAGCAGCGCACGCTATAGGTCAGACTTAGAAGAAGGTGGGGCGTGCTTAGCTGCGGATACTTTTTGACTTTGCTTGAATTCGCGGATCCACTCGAGCGGCTTGGTTGTCGTCGCCGCTAGGTCGCCGTTTCCTTTCGAGGAGAATTTCACAATCTGCGGAGTGATTTCTTGCGCAGCTAAGGGCACACTTTTCCAGGCGCCAGCCAGGTACAACCGTATCGTCTCCTTTTCGAGGATCTTTAACTTGGCTGAGCGCCCCTCCCCCCCAGAGCGAGCGACGCTTGACTTGTAAGACTGAATGATGCAATCGGGGCACACATGCGGTTCGAAATCTCGTTTACTGAAACTGCCCAACAGGCCGATCACCCAGTTTCCTAAACACAAGTCTTCAATACTTTCTTCGGCGTCTTGGTTGTCCCAAGCTCTCATGTGGCTTACGTATGCGATCGACAGGAAACGCTTCGCCCACATTTCAGGAACCGTGTCTCCAGCAAAATCCCCACAGCCGCAATCGATCAGCTCGGCACACACGTCGTCATCGCTTAAGTCAAAACCGAATCTAACGGCCTGCTCTTCTATCGCCACCCTAAGCGAATCGCACAAATCGGAAATCGTGTCCCGTCTCCTTCTGATCGTGTCCCATCTTCCTTTATAGGCGCCTTCGGACTTCGGCCGAGTTGCGATAAAATTGCGAATCATGAACGTTCCTGTCTATTACCCCTGGAATACGATGCCAGCCCAGCCCGCCAGGGAGCGGATTTCGGGGATCAGCCTAGGGCTGGCGGAAACATTTTACGACACTGGGCCTAAGACGCGCGCCGAGTCTCCATGAGTTGTCGAAACGCTGACTCTGCGGCATTTCCCACATCCTGCACCAGCCCCATTGCATGGTAGAGCGCGAGCGCCATGCTAACGTCACGCGTGGTATCGCCAGCGGCAAAGCCATGACCGGTCGTCAGACCTTCGCCTCGCCCCTCCGGTGCGCGCTCAAGCGAACAAAGAACGCGAACACAGTCGATGATCGCTAACGCCGCAGAGGTCTTATCACATGCGGCATCGAGATGCTTCATCGAATCAGACTGCTGAAACTTTTTGTTCATGTCGCACCCCCGGTGATGACTTTCAGTGTCGGCCGAACGTGGCGTGGACTGCTTGCCTCCTTCATTGATACCGTTACGTCTAAACAAAAGCCTTGGAGCTCAATATTAGGGGCGCGATACGTCGCCAGCATCAGCCTTTCATCTGGGGTCAGGTTGACTGCATTAATCGCGCCCACTGCCGCCAGCTGGCCTGAACGCTTTGTCAGTTCGCTCATGCTGCACCTCCGAAGGAGTTCGGCATGGCTGGGGAATCAAAGCCGGCCGGGCTGTCAGCGCCAAGCGCCTCGCTCAACCGGAAGTCAAGCTCCTGAAGAAATTGCGCCTCGACCGCCATGTGCTTGATCAGAGCGCCCAAGCTCATCATCTGATGCTTGTCGAGGCCGCCCCTGTCGGGGTTCAGCGCAGCGTGGGCGATGACCTGGCCCAACGCCTCAAGACCGTTCATCAATTCGGAATTTGCATTGGAGGCATGCGTGCTGGCCGCCTCGGCGATCAAACGCTCGTCGTCAGTCAATTTCGAACGGGACGAAAAGTCGGCCGGCAATTTGTTCAAGAGGTAACCCAGCTCGTAAGGTGCGCGCTCAACGAAGTTAAAGTGAGGATTGGGGACGCGAGCATTCATGCCTCTTCCCCCTTCGGTGACGATCCTGACTCTTCAGTCTGCGCTCCAAACTGAGCAAGAGCTCGAGCGTGGCCCGCTGCACATCGCACAAAATAGCTAACCTTGTCGTGGATTTTGGACGTATTCCGATCAGGACACACCAGTCCATCGAGAGCATCCAGTATGGCATCCATCAAAATACCGAGCTCATGTCCGTGCTGTTGGACGGTGTCAACGTCGACAGCCTGTTCGACAACTGTAGTGGATCTCATGCCTGGCCTCCTTCTACCGCTACCAGCTTTGCCTGCATCGCACGCTCTTCAGACTCAAGACCGCCGGCCGCTTCCTCGGCCAATTGACGCGTTAATTTCGCAAGCGGTAAAAGCGGACGCCGATATCGGTCGGCCTGGTCCCCAAGCTCATGAATTTCGATGAGCTCCACGAGCGCATACACCGCAGGCAGGATATTGTCATTGATGAAGCTCGCACCTATGGCGGCCATGTCGACAGCGTCGCGAGCGCGACCAATGGCCACATCGCGGAGCGAGTGCTCCTGGTCGGTCCGCTTGCCGCTCGTGACCGCAGCGCCAATTTCCAGGCGCCAAGGATGGGACGCATCATATCCGCTGGCATCGAGGTAGCGGTCCAGGTTCATAAGCGTTTGGAGCAGCGCGCAAGCTGCCGACGAGGTGTCAGCAAGTAAATGTTGCGTTTTACCGGGATTCGCTTTAACATTGGCTTCGTTGATCATGTTCTTCTTTCAAATGGACGATGTGATTCACAGGCCAAAAGATGTCTTCAGCATCTTTGACCACAACACCTGGTAACGCCAGGGCGTTTGCACTGAACAGAGGGGCGCCTTGCAGGGCGCCCTTTCTTATTTCAGGTTCCTTCGGCTCGCTTAAGCCATATTCTCTTTCTTCAAATTTAATACGTCGTTGCCGCGCTTGGGTTGCAGAGTACTCTGCGGCGCACATGCGACCGCTAGGCCACGTTCAATCATCAGCAGGAGCTCGGCGTTCAGAGAACGACGGTTCGCGGCAGCGATATTTTTGAGCTGCGCGCGCATCCCCGCAGGAAATCGCAGAATGAACTGTTCTTTTGCGCACGTAGCTTGGTCAATTGCGGTCGTCATGTGGGTTCTCAAGAATGCGGTATGTCAACCTAATATACTATCAAAGTGCGATCATCGCAAGTACGTATCATTGAAAGATATCACATGGCTAGTATCATCTCGACGTATGAAGACTTCCCCGCCTAGTAGGGCCGCAGATCAATTTGTCGTCCGACTACCAGTCGGTATGCGCGATCGGATTGCCGAAGAGGCAAAGGCAAACAACCGCAGCATGAACGCCGAGATTGTTTTTCGCTTGGTGCAGTCTCTTGAACCCGCAAACGTGGGCACCACGAACGACGCGCAGGCTGCCGCGATTGCAGAAAAACTTGCGGCCCCGACGAACAGGCAAACGCTCGAATCCGTGGTCGAAACCCTGCTCAAACTAGGCGGGCGCTGAAAGGATGAGGGCCGACATCTTCTTAGCTATGAAATACGAGCGACTCGTGATGAGGCTGGATGAGGTGTGTCACGAAATCGGGGCCGAGATTGGGACGGTGCGCAACAAGATGAGCGCCGGGACATTCCCCATACCGACTCGTAAGGAGGGGAAATACGTGATCGCCGATGTGCGCGATGTCGGTAGCTACCTCGACCGATGCAGGGAGGAAGCTACGCGAGTCCCTGTTGCATCGGACGGCCCGAAGGCCGAACGGAGTCGCGAGAATCCGAGCATCGAACAGTCACAGAGTAAATCCGCCAATATTTCTGACGAAGACATTTCACGCATTGCTGAAGCCGTGGCGGGCTCGGTGGGAAAACGAGTCGCCTTAGTTGTACCAGGATCGCTAGATCTATGGGACACCAGCGACATTGCAACATACCTCAAGCGATCAGCGGACACGGTTCGCAGGGATATCGTTGTTCAACCAAGTTTCCCCAAGGCGGTCAGACTGCCCGGCACAGCGAAACCACAAGCGCTGTACATAGCGCGCGACGTGGTCCGGTGGGCGGAGAGCTTTCAGCAGCCATCCAAGGCCCGCAAGGCGGCTGGCAAACCGATCTGATTGAGCCATGCATGCGAATGAGCTGACCGACTGAGAAAGAGAGCATCGATGACCAACATGTTTCTCACGGACGAAGAAGTGGTTGAGCTGACTGGGCGAACGCAACGCGCGGCTCAGAAGCGGGTTCTGAACTTCATGGGCATTGTGTGCCGAGAGCGACCAGACGCCAGCCTTGCGATCTTGCGATTACACGTTGAAGAAAGCTTCGGGGCGAACACCCCAAAAAAGATGCGCCGACCAGAGCCGCAGCTAGACTGGGAGGGCGTGAATTCCATACCTAGGCGCAAACCGTAGGCCGTTGTCAGCCGCTGCCCCCTATCCGCATGAGAAAAGCGCTGCGCGCTTCAAGGGAGAACTAAGTTGAACTCGATTATCAAGTTGGCCATTGAAAACAAGCAGGTACTTGAACTTCGCTACAACGAGAAGGTTCGGCTCGTTGAGCCGCACTGCTACGGCACCGATAAAAATGGCGAGGAAAAACTGCGCTGTTACCAACAGGGAAATAGAGGCCTGGTATACGACAAAGGAGCTTGGAAAATCCTTAGCGTTAGCGAAATAAGAAACCTCACCGCGACTGGGAACAACTTTCGAGGGCCGCGACCGGACTACAATCCCGACGATCCTCAGATCAGCCGCATATATGCTCGCCTGTGAACGTTCGAACAGAGGAGGAAAGGCTGAATGAGTGATATGTTCCTGACGAAGGATGAAGTGGCAGTGCTTACCGGCCGCAAGACCAAGAGCAAGCAGATCGAGCAACTCCGAACTATGCGAATACCGTTTTGGGTCAATGCGTTAGGCGCCCCTGTGGTTCCTCGCAGCGCGATCGAGGGGCGAAAGACCCTGGAACCTACCTTGAGGGAAAAAGTCATCCCGTTCGCCTTCCGTAACTGAGTTGCACCAGCGATGAAACGGGAGAAAATCTACGATGCAGTCTGGGCTAGACCCATTGGCGAAGTCGCCAAGTCCATGCGCGTGCCCGTTGAGACGATTCAAGCAGCATGTAAGGCGTTGCGCATCCCGCTCCCACCCTTGTTCTACTGGATCAATCTGCGGGCCGGCAAGTCTATGCCAAAGCCAGATCTTCCCGCATTTGAGGGGCCTCAGCGCTATTCAATGGGTCCGAACGACGAGGAGGAACGCCAGCCGATAGCAATCAGACGCAGCGAACATCTTCTTTCCGTCGAGGATATCGTGATGCTGACCGGGTTCAAGAACACACGTCGGCAATGTGAGCAACTTCGTGCGATGAAAATCCCCTTCGCTGAAAATGGCGTAGGCGACCCACTAATTCCGGTCGCTTTCTTTGACGGTAGCAAGAAACAGGCGCGCGATGAGATCGAACGGATGGAACGACATTTCAAGGCCGTGCGGCGATCATGGGAAGCGCACCGTGTAAGCGCAGTAGAGAAAATGAAAAAATAG